CATAAAGAATAGTACTGATCTGACCCTCAGTGAGAGGACAGTTGAATGTTTGTGGTTTGAAGAGTTTCTTAGGCATGAGGATCGTATTTGCGAAGGATGTAAAGTGCAATGGCAACACCAATTGATGTTGAACCGATTAAAATGATTAATAAAGGCATAATTCTATCTCATGTAAAGGTATCCACCTGCCCATCCCGCTCTGTTATAACATGCTTCACGCTCCTGAATGATGCGTAAGTCATATCTAACATGCTTTGCAGGTGCTCTCCAAGATGCTGGTTTGTAAACTTCACCAGTATTCTTGTCAATAAATGCATGAACACCACCACCTTCGTAACGGTTATCTCTATCGTTCCAGTCTTCTTGAACGATTTTGATATACTTCTTACCAACAGTGTAGGTGAACTTCATTAAGTTCTCTTTGCCTTCCTTGATTCTCTCAAGTCTAGCATTGCCATACTCACTGGGGAACTGTTGAGCAGATCTTATAGTATAAGTTCTGTAGTCCTCTTCAAGTGCTTTGCATAGCAAGTCAGTCCACTCAAGAACTCTCTCTTGAATAGTCTTATTCTTCACATCTTCGTACTTGTCGTAAGATGGAGAATGGAATTTAACTGGTGTTAAAGTCATGAGGTAATTCCCTTGAGTACCTTCTTATTATACACGCAGATACAATCCTAGTACATACAGAGTGTGCAGATTGTTATATTGGCATATTCTCTTCTGGATCTGGATTGAGATAGAATCCTCTCCAATCAGCAACTTGCAAACACTGATTAAGATCCCACATCACCTTCTTATTTGCTGCTGTCTGTGATCGTGGTTTATATACCACACCATCAACCATATCCACAAAGCAATGTGCCTTGCAATCATCATCATCAGTCAACTGCAAGACTCTATAGTATTTTCTATTGTCGTCATCAATAATAAATGATCCTATGTTATAGTTGTTCTCTAACTCTCTCTTCTTAAACTTCTTCTTCTTATCATCACCCTCCTTATCAGCAATATACTTCTGCTCTCCAAAATACTGTTCTGTTAATTTAATACAGAGGAGTCCTGTCTTTAATAGAACTTCCTCTGGTCTGTACTTCCTTGCCGCCAACCGAGCAGCATAATCTTCTTTAATATCTCCTAGAGTCTTAATCCCATCTTCATACAACCGAAGTAGATCATCATCCATTCACGTTACCAAATGCTATATTATATAGTTACCAAGTGTGTGATCTCTTGTTTAGATACAAACTTACCTTCCATGTCATAGAGGAGTTTGTAATTATCTGTGGTAACATAATGACCCTTTAATTCATTACCATCACAATGCCAACCATATCCTCTTACTCGTTCCTCTAATCCGTCAATACGGAACTTCTTATCTCCTTTAAGATAAGTTTCATATGTTTGGTCTAATGCGATCATTGGTTTACTCCTCGTCGTCGGTTGGATTAAAAAAGGAACCATATGTACCACTTGATCCGTGGTCACGGTTCTCTAATGCATCTAGTATACCATCAGCACTCTGTATTGTATCTATGGATGAGATCATCTTAGCAATCTCTCTACAAATCATAGGTCGCTCATTACGAGCAGCAAATGCTAAAGCATTACGAAGATTAGACTCAGCATCAGCAAGAGAGTCAACCACCTGTTCAGAAAGTGCCATTTAATACAAAAGTGTTGGTTTAAAGACATATTGTACTGTATATATACAAATTCGTCAACTCTTAACGATTGCTTTATATTATGTGAACCAAGTTATGATACTATATCTAGTTCCAGCGAGAATTGGCATGATCTCATGTGGGTACATAAAGTTAGCAGGGAAGACTACAGCAGATCCTTTAGATGGTTTAATTATCATATCTCTCTCAAAAAAAGCAAACTCTCCACCCTCATAATCATCACTCAACATCAATGACATAGAGACTGTCCTTGGACTCTTACTATAGTTGTCAGTATGTATGGTATAGAACCCACCTTCATTATATTTCAAGAGATCATACCCACTATCAGTACTAATAGTACACATAGGGAACTCCTCAATATATCTCTGTGCTGCAACTCCTGCTTTATTGAATACTATGTTATCAATCTCCTTCCTTCTCTCAAAATTTCTATTAATTATATCATTTGTTGATATATGTACTATCTCACAGTTCCTAACATTGTTCTTAGTCTCACCATCACCAACCATAGCATTATACCAATCACTACAATCACCATACTCTGCTAATATCTTATCACACTCTTCTTCAGATAATATATTATCATACACCTGCACATATTCGTCGAGACTTTTCCTTACTGGTTTATCAAAGTCTTCTGTGATTACAACATTTGCAGGTTCAGCATATAATGGTGCTTTATGAACTGGTCTCATACTATCTGTCATAACCTTGCGATCCTTATTAAAATAGAATGTAGCATACTGTCCTCTGCTTCTAACATAGTGCATGAAGACTTGAGTACATGCATTACCTTTAAACTCATCTCTCCAATGTGGTGCAGTCATACCAAAGTATATCATAGCATCACCAGGATTTAACTTAACCTCCCTCTTCTCACCTTTAGGTGTCTGTATCCATATTGACCAAGGTGTATCACACTCAAGATTAACTGTTATTGAGATCTCACACTCTTCCTTGTCAACATGAGGGGTTAGAACTGCTCCCTTCTGATATATCCTTGCATAAGTATATGTTGGCAGCACAGTCTCACCAACCAATTGGGATACCTGCACATTCTTCTCACATAGTAACTCTACAAAGGAGATATAATCATACTTACCAAGACACTTATCAACTTGTGGATCATTCTTTATATCATGACTGGTAGCATATTCATTAAAATCCTCTGCTAATGCAGATGCTCTCTCACCAGATATAAAGTTAGGAACAATAATATAATTGTTCTCTACAAATCGTTCATTCAACATTAACTTCAACTCCAGAAATGTTAAAGGATAAACTAATGCGTTCGACATCCACACTAAATGGATATACCCCATGCTTTAAGTCAGCAGGGAAGATAAAGAAGTCACCTGTTTTAGGTACTATCTTATGTGACCCAGAATACATATATCCACCCTTACCATCAACAAATTCTAATAGACCTGCTGCTGGCATATTGGTAGTGCCATGTGACTCATAGTAAAATTCCTCAATCTCTTTTGGTATATCCACCATTACAACAGCACTCAACTCACCACCATGCATATGTATGGGATTAAACTCATGCTGCTTTTGATAGTTAACCCAAGGTGCTACAGGCATAGTAAAGTGAACATTCCTTACCACTTCCCCAGATCCACCAGCACTAGGATCAAGAACAGATGCATTATGTCTCTCATGACATGCTGCAACATATGCCAAAACATGTGGATATACATGATCCACAAATGTTTGTGGTGTACCAATCAATTTATACTGTTCACTAATATTACCTGCAAGAACATGTGACATATTCTCTGCTTCTGTCCTTGTAGGATCTAATGATTCATTAAGGAACTTTAAAAATTCTTCTGAACATTGCCCATGATATATCATGGGACCAAATGGTTGGATTATATTATACATCTAACTTTCTAAGTCTGAACGCTAGTGCTTTACGTTCACCTTTATCTGTATGAACTACTGGTTGCCCATGATCATCCAAACTTATATCAGTGATAACTGTTCTGACGTTCCTAAATTTGCCAACGTCAATCTTATCACCTACTTTTAATTCTATAACAAAAGATTCCATAATCATCTCCGCACAACGGCAGGTACATCACCATCATCGTCATCATCTTCTTCATCATCAAACCAAGGATCAACATTCAATTCTTGAATCCGTTCTTGCAATGATGTGTTAAGTGGATCACGTTCTGGTTTAGGGAAGTTAACAACCAACAATTCATCATCACCATCAATCTCTGCAATCTCAGGATGTTTATTATCACCTAAAGGATTAGGTTTTTTAATATCCTGATCATTCACATAGACCTTAATCGGTTTGTTTATGTCTGATAGATTCTTCCACATCAGACCAAACGCTGCACCTGCTAATACAAGTGAGGCAAGTCCGAATAGGGCAAATCCAATACCAGTCATTTTGATTGTTTCTTCTTGTTTGCTCGCTTAATTAACTTAGCGTACTGAACATCCTCATCAGTATACCACTCTGGGTGTTTCTTTGCAACTTTTATAATACGTTTAGCAGTTTTCCTCATATCTTTTCTCTGACCATCATCCTTACCTCTTCTAACCTCGTAATCTGTCATGTGTTGTCTGTTACTTGTGCTTTGTCATCATCAGCGATAATACCATCAATAGTATTCTCAACATCACTCTCATCATCAAACATTACATCTAGATCAAATTCCTCTTCAAGTGTGCTAAGATCAAAATTCTTAAAGAATGTATCAGGTCTGGTTTCATTTACTAAGAGTTCTTTAGGACTCAATGGTTTTGATTCCTCATCAGGAGATACCTCTACCACATTCTCAAAATACTTATCATCTATAACATCATCAAATAGAGATTCATCTACCTCACCATCAAATAGAGTAACATCTGGTGTTACATCATTCTCAAACATATCCTTACTACCCTTTGCCACATCCTCAACAACATCTTGATTATCAAAGATCTGTCTCTGTTCGTCTGCTGTTTGTATTTGAATACGTTCTATTTGTAATTCATGATCCTTCATCAAGAATTCCATCTGTTGTTGATGTTCCTTCTCATGCATCTCAGTTGTTTGATATAATCTCTGCAACTGCATATCATGTTCAGTCTTTATATCTTTAACATACTCATCATGATTCTTCTGCATACCATCCATCTGAAGTTCAAGTTCTGCCATTGCTTCTTCCCATGACACAGACTTCTTCTTCTCTTCTTCTTCCTTTCTCTTCTGTGCTTCTAATTGCTTATTAAGTTCTGATTGATAATGATTAACATACTTCTCAATTTGACACTTTGCAATAGGAGTATTTGGAATAGGACTATCATACTCTACCCAACCATCACCATCAGGAGTTCCATTATCTTTCCACTGTATTGCCCATAGATGCTCAATGTCTGCAAAAGGCCAATCCTCTATACTAAAGAAGATACCCTTACCGTCAATTTTAATATAACGATCCTGTTCAATTAATGTAAATTGCTTCATTGTGATCCTCCAAGTTTATGAGTATGGTCATTATCATCATTTGTATCTACCTCAGTAGCATTGATGATTTTTCTTTCTTGCATCATCTGTGCAGCAGCAGATAATACATTTATGTTAGTTTCATTCGCCTTCACCATCTCATTTCTAAATGACTCAACAGCAGCACCAGTACCTCTAGATTGCTGAGAGTTCTCTATTAATAACATAGGTAACCATGTAACAGCACAACCCCACTCATCTACTGCTTCACCTGTTTGGGGGTTAGCACCTCTAATTTGTGTATACCATGAACAACCAAGTTTTTTACACTTATCTTGTATCAATGGACAAAAATCTTCTGGTTCTAATTTTGCCATACTAAATCTAAGTCAAGTTATTTAGATAAATTAATCCAGTTTACACATTATAACATCGAGGTATTGAACTGCCAAGTTGGAAGATGCTTGATATGTACCTAGAATAGATACATCACCACTAAAGGGGTGATCATGTGGACCTCCACCTGCTCCCTCTAGTACTCCACTAGTATTAGTTGATCCATCAATCATTCTAGCACCAGTATTACTAAATGGTGTAGCAGATGATCCTCCAGTAGGTCCCAATGTATGAACATGTTGGTGTTCTGGTAACTCTGCTACTGTTAAGGTATGGTCACCAATCACCTTTGGTGTACCTGGAGGTGGTACAATAGTCTCTGTATTGTTTACTGTAATTGTTATGTTAGCAGTAGTTGATAGGACTGTAGTGAAATTAAAATTACCTGCGGTTGCTCCACCACCAGTTCCAGTTACTACTCTGAGTGCTTTATTATTAACAGACGCATCTGTTATCTGTGTCCATCCAGTAGGTGCAGATGCTTCCCAAAACATCTTCTGCGTACCAGCAGGATACATCCAATAATAAGAATTAATGGAGTTATTAGCATCTGCTAAGTCAAATTGTATCCCATTCGCAGTTAATCTTGCCATATCAACTAAATGTGCATATTAGTACATCAACATACTGAAGTCGTAGATCAATCTGACCTGCTCCATTAGCAGTAAATGTTGCTTGTCCACTGAAGGGGTGATCATGTGGTTGACCTATCTGTCCACTAGGAGATACAACATTACCAGTAGGAGCACTACCTGTAACCCTGAATTGAGCACCACCACCCGAAGCACTAGCAGCACCACCAGTCAATGAGTTATGAGTATGATCAGGTATCTGAGAGATTCCTAAAGTAGTACCACCAACATTACCTGTTACAGTTGTAGTAGCACTAAAAGGTACTGCCAGTGAAGACGTAGAATTTGGAAATACCTGTGAGAAGGTCAATCCTCCTGCACCCGACGTACCACCAAAACCAAATCCACCACCAGTACCATTAACAAGTCGTAATGCCTTATCGTTATGTGCGTTCTCTTTAACCCATCCAGTCGGAGCTGCTGCTTGGAAGAATACCATAGCAGCACCCTGCTCAACAACAGCGTATTTAGAATTTAACGAGGTAGAATCACCAAAAGTGACACCCGTCGCTGTAAGAATTGCCGACATTGTATAATGTTATTCCTTTATTCTTTATTTAGCACCTTTCTAGATCCGTCATTAAACCAGAACCCATCATCAGTTAATTCCCATCCATCATCTTGCATTGCCTTCCAACTACCATACGTCTTCATTGCTTCCTCAGTTAAATTCATCTTGATCCATGCGGGCCAAAGTTCCTCTTCAACTTGAGGCATTTGCAACTCCTTCCTACGCTCTAATGCATATTCACGATACATCTCTTGAGTCCATCCATCATTATATGGTGAGTTTGCTTGTAACTCAGCATCCATCAACTTATAATCAAATAAGAGTTCTCTCTCTTTGTCTGGAGTATCAGTATCCCT